GTCTGGCAGGCCGAACGCGCGCTCCCATTCCGGCAACAGCAGTGTGGTGATGCGCGGGTCGCTCTCGACAGTCAGCAAGGTCGCGGCCAGCGTCTCGACCGGATCACCCCAAATCCCGGACAATCCAGTGATGACGGCCTGGAGCGTCGACTCCGGATCACGCGGCCATGCCGGACCTGTCGGCAACAGGTTGTTGAAGCCCTTCGCGTAGTCGTGAGCGCCGCGCTTAACCCATTTTTCAGACATAAACAATCGATCCAAGGACGGCCAAGCTGCCGTTGCTCGGCATCACATGGTCAACCATCGTCAGCGTAAAACTCTGCACGCCAATGGCGTCGAGGATGGCCTCGCTAACCCATGACGCCCAGATCGTGGTTGCCGGTTGCGTCACGCCATTGACCGCGATGGCCGGCGCAGCGCGCGTGTTCAACATCGCCTGGACACTCAACACGATTGCCGCGCGCGTCGCCGTCGAATCTGGCACCAGATTCGAGATCGTGAAGTTGATCGGCTCTGGAATCGGTGCGACGACAAAGAAGTCCTTCACGGCAACCGGTCGCTTGGTGTTGAGATAGGCCATCACGCCGTTGATGTCGTCGCCATTTGGAAAACCGCCGGTGCCTGCGCGCAAAATGTCCATCATGATGCGCACGGTCACGGTGCCGACGCCCATCTCGCCCGGCGAGGACCACGCGCGGGTGACGCCCGGGACTGCCAAGGCCCACTGCACATAATCGTTGGCATCGCCGCCCATTGGCGGCTGGCGAATGCGATCTAGGACCCTGACCCGCAAGTCGTCGTCGGTTTCCTCGGCGAGACCATCCACAATCGAGAAAATGATCCCGCTGCCATTGATCCCGGCAATGCCAACCTGCAATGACAGAGCCGACCCGGAAATGAGCATCGTGGAGCCCGGGAGCAGCGCGTTGATGTTTACATTGGTCGGCGAATTTCCGATGACGGTGTCGGCCAGTGTCACGAAGTTTGTGACGACGCCAGACGTGACAGCGCTTGTGCCCGTCAAGATCGTCCCGGCTGGCATCACGATCGAGCCGATCGAAGTGAACTGGATCACCGCGCTGGCATAGGTCGCGGTCTTGCGCGCGACACCGCCCGGCCGCCAGATGTTGGCGAAGCGGTCGAGCCATTCGGTCTCTGCCGTGTCCGGCATAAGCTGCAGCGCCAGCCAGTTAATATATAAAAGCGTGAGATAGGCGAGGCCCGCGTTACTATCCGTCATGACGCGCAGGACGCTGTTCGGGATCATTGGCCCCGAGCGCAATTGACCCTGCACGTTGCTTCTGTTGGTCGCGCGCAATTGCTCAAGCGTTGGCGTCTGCCACGGCATGCGATCAAACCCTTCGATCGGAGAGGATTACGAGCCCGGAAAAATCTCGGTCCACAACGGCGCGTAATTCAGTTGGATGACGTTGTTCGGGCCGCGATAGATGATGATCCGCGCATCGATCCGCTGCAGTGTCGGCTGCGTCACCGTCACCTTGATTTGAGAGAAGACGCGGTTGTCGATGAATGGCTGCAGCGCATTGACGATGTAATTGTGCACGCGAAATGTGGTTGAGCCTTCCGCTGCTTCGACGCCAACGATCTTTGCGCGGATGAGAAGCCAGAGCTTCGAGCCGATCGGCCAGCCATTCCAGATCGTCTCTGCGTCGAGATCGCCCCACCATCCTCGCCTGTCGGTGCTGCGCGGATCAGGCAGGATATCGTTTGGGTCGGCGGTCGCATCGGTGTTGAGCGCCAACGTGACTGCGGCGGCCAATTGCTGCGTTTCGTCGATCAAACCGGATGGGGTTTGCAGCCAGTCGAAGGTCCAAATATCCGGCCCTTCAATTGTGATGAGACGAATGTCAGGCATCGCGCTGTTTCAGCTTCGCGAGATCGTCGCGGACCTCGGTAACAAATTCTTGGAATGCGGCGAGCAGCAACAGCCCGATCTTGCCTTCTTCGATAGCGAGAAACTTGTCACCATGGACCAACAGCGGGAAGACCTTCTGGACATCTTGCGCCAGCAGCCCGATGGACTCGCGCGCGGGGCTGTCGTGCTCGCACTCGTTTTCCCAATCGACGGTTTTGACGTAGAAGCGTTTCACCTTGAGCGACATGATGTCGTCGAGCACCGAAGGATGATCCTCGATATCGGTTTTGAGCCGGGCATCCGAAATAATCGGGAACGATGACGCGATGCTCGCCCCTGTCGTCGACACGCTATCGGAATTCGTCACCGAGCCATTGTGCGGGAGCTTCGGCGCGGTCGATGCGATCTTCATGGCCGATTGCAGCGCAATGCCGGCTTGGCCAAGCTGAACCGTGTGCGAGCCGCTGAAGACGCTGTGCATGATGCCCTGCGCCTTGTCCAAGACGTGCGTGTGCAGCACCTTCGACATCGCGCCGGCCGGATTGAGCGAGCTTGTCAGGCTGGAAATCTGCGACGTAAGGCTGCTGAGAAGCCCGCCCATGCCGCCCATCGAGCCCGACGCCATCGACGTGCCGATCGCCGTGATCGCCGACGCTGCGCCAGATGACCCGCCCGCGCCCGTGATCGCGCCCGACATGCCGGCGATCTGCGATCCGATATCCTGAATACCTGGTAGTCCGACGCCGGCCGTCGCGAGCGCCTGTGCCTGGGTGGCCAAGCCGGATAGCTGGCTGGACACATCGCCGCCGGACGGCGGCGGCTTGTTGGCGTCCACGATCTGATGCGTGTTCTGCTTCGGGTGAGTGTCGGTGTGCTCGTCTTTCGTCAATAGCGAATTCGGCGTTGCCGCGCGCCCGGCTTGCTGGACCTGATTCAGCTTGCCATCCTGCGGTAGCTTATCGTCATCCATGACGTGAAACTGCACCTTCTTGCTGTTCGGCGCCGAGATGTGGATGCCATCCGCCGCCTTGAGGTGAATCTGATGACCCTTGTTGTCGTGCAGAGCCACATCGCCTTCGTCCAATTTGTAGGGCCGGAAACGGCGATCTGCGCTCGCGACGACGATGCCATGAGAGCGGTTGCTGCCCATGAACATCGTCATTCCCTCGGGGCCTTCGCCGCCGCTCGGCTTGACCGGAACAGTCGTGAAGCCGTAGGGGTGCATGTGCTCGATCGTATCCATGCTTTCGCCCGAGAACCCGTTGAGCATATGCTGCTGAATCGGCTTGGTGTCGTCGACCTTCTGCACCGGCATCCGCGACATCGAGTTGCCATGGCGATCGGCGCTATCGCGCGGGGTCGTGTGTCTCATGCTAGATGTCCGTTGGTTGGCCTTGGATAAAGCGATTTTCCAGTTCACCATCAGAGAGCCGTTCCCTTCCGAGACCGTTCGGATTGGTGATGAGGATGTCGGTCGTGGTGCCCTCGGCGCTGCTCTGCCGGTGGATCACTTCCTTGATGATGAACAGGCCGTATCCGTCCCCTGGCATCAGCATCGGGGAATAAACGCGCACGTCATCGGGGACGTGATTCATCCATAGATCGCCATCGGTCAGAAACCAGCCTTGCACCGTCACAGCACCGTCGACCGTCTGAAAGTTGACGTAGTCGGCTTGATGGTTGACGCGCATCTGCAGCGACGGTTGATCGGCTGCGTTCTCGGCCGGGAATTTGAAGTTGCCGCCAGCGTTCGAACCGACAGGGTTTGCGACCGTGGTATTCGCGGTGATCTGCGCGCCAGCCGTGCCCTTGTTAAATACTTGGGCAACGCCTGTTAGGTCTTCGACATATTCGTCCGCTTTGAGGAGCAGCCGCGCCTTCAGAATATTGAAGCCCTCGCGTAGTGGCGCAGTCGATCCCTGTGCCCCTCGATAGGCGATGATATTCCCGCTGCCGTCGTCGATCATGTGCAGGTTGCGAAGGCGACACAGATTTTCGACGAAAGAATATCTCGTTGAGCCGACCGTTTCTGATTCGCGCTCGAACGGCAAATCAGCGTCCGGCGGGTTGCCTACGATGGTGAAGCCTACGCCGACTTTCCCGAACACGGCAGAGCCGATTTGCTGAAGCGTCTGATTGACGTATTGCCCGGGGTTGGCATCGACCGTCGTCCGCATGACGGCTTGCGTCTTCGAAGCGATGCCGATTTGCACGGCATGGGTCTTGGCATCATAGGCGGCCTGCCGCAGGTAGACATTGCCCGTTAGTGCGCGAACGCCGCCTAGTTCGACGGTCGCACTATCGCCGGGTGCAAGTTTCAATTGGGAAAGCTTGGTGCCGCCCGTGCTCAATTCCGAGACGGTGAGCATCGCATGGTCGATGATATCGATAGCGCTGCGGTGGACCTCGACCGTTTCCCAGATGTCGTAATACTGACCGTTCGCATAAACGATGCACGTCTCGGATTTGAGCGGCATTAGCTCGACAACGCCACGCCAGACGACGGCATGAAAAGCGGATGGATCGGCTTGTTTTCCGCGATCAGTTCGTCATTGCGCGAAGGGTCGCAATAAACCCGCTGCGCCATCCAAAGCGACGGCATCCTGGCCGGGAAGCTGTAGGTTGCCATGCGCGGCAGCGGGCGCGACCGGTTGGCGAGATCATTTGAAACGGCGGCATGCAGCGCGATCAAAGCCCGATAGGAGACATTGTCGAGAGAGTCGGCCGCAACTAACTCAGCGGCGTCGAACGACGTGACGACCTGATCGAAATAGCCGTCGACATCGCTTCGGCTCTTGAACGTGGTCGCGGCCAATATCCTGGCCTGCTCGGCAAGCGCCATTCGCGCTGCAAAGTTTTTCACCGTGATGGCAGGGATGCCCGCCGGTGTCTGACCTGCGACGACCAAGCGCACCGCTTCCATCGCCGCGAATGTCACGCCGGCCGGCGGAGCGGCATCGAAGCACGCGGCGAAATCATCCCAGAATTGCGAGCCGCCGGCATTCAGTTCGGTCGGACCGTTTGAAGCCAAAGCGCCGCACAGAAAATTCAATTGAGCACCGGCTAAGCCAGACAGGCCGGTCACTGTCCCCTGCAGCGCCGACAGGATCGCGGTGGCCACCGCGATGGCTTCACTTAGGTCCGACCGGTTCATACGTTGAGACCCGCTTCGGCGGACGCCTTTGCCGCATCGACGACTGCCGTGGCGGCGTTGTTGACAACCGCCGGAGTATCGGCCTGCGGGGTGTTCGCGATGTTGACGCCAGCCTCAACGAAGGTGATTTCAAACTGCGCAAAGCCGCCTTTCTCGCGGCGCTCAGAAACGCTGTATGATTCGACCAAGACATCGTCGTCTTGATTCGTGGTCGGCCTGACCAGCTTGCCGCTACCCTCGGTTTCGAGTGCCTTGATCAGCTTGTCGCGCTGCTCCTGATAGTCGGTCCAAACATGGTCGCGCTGTCTGCCGATGACGTAGCAGGTGATCGAGAACTTCTTGGCGTGCCGCCCCATGTCTTCGGCATAGGGGACATCTCGCTTAGGATATTCGTGGACGTGGATGCGACGACCGGATGCCTTTGTATCCACCTCAACATAAAACCCGACCTCCTTGTAGGAGGCCGGGTGCAGAGCTAGTTTCCAGGGTGCTATGATTGCTCGAAGGGGCATCGTAGCTTACTTGCTCTCTGCTGTTTCCATCGCGCGTCCTTTTTCTATCGTATGTTCTTTGAAGAGACCGCCATAGGTCAGATCGGTCTTTGTATTCTTCGGGAAACCGTCGAGCTTCAGAGCGATCGAGGCATTGCCCTCGACCGTCTGCGGTGCGCTCCTGTTGTATTTCGCGGCGTGATCCAGAAGATTCCGCTCGGTTAGGCCGCCCGGTCCGCCAGCTTTCTGCGGCGCATCTTCGGAGGTTCGGTCTCTCGGACGCGGCGAATCTTTGAGCGGGTCGTTATCAACGCCGGCTTGCACTTCGCCACGAGCCAGAAAGCCGCGCTTACCAGCCCAATAGGCGCTCATGCCGCCTTCACCTCCGACACCGCCGGCCTTGACCCGCGCCTCGGCAATCTTGACGGCCATCCTCGCATTAAAATCAGGGTCGTTCATTTGCGCCTGAGTGAATGGCGTTTTTTGAAGACCGTAAGTAACAGCGTCTTGAGGCGATAGCTGAAACAGACCACTTGAACCAGCGCCGCCGAATTTGCCACCGTCACCGTGTGCGGTTGCGACATTGCCGCTCTCTTGCCCGGCAATGCCTGACATCAAACCGGCCCACTCTTTGGCTGACCCGGTTTTGAAACCATATTTTTTTGCATCAGCCGGAAGCATCCCAGCGAGGCTGCTTTTGGCAATTAAACCCTGTAGCCGCTGATTGAGAGCTTGCGGATTAACTGCCCCGCCCTTGCCAGCGGTGATAGGTGTGTCGCTGCCCCCATCTGGCGCGGTGCTTGCAGCGCTTGGTGTTTGTCCTTCCGCCGGGATTAACCCGTTAGCGACAAGCGCCGCGCGCGCGACCTTTTCACTCTCAATGCCGAAATGGCCCTGATCGTTGCTGCGCCAATTGTTTCCAGAGACCATCCCCCATTTTTTAGCGAGCGCGTCTTCTATCGCTGGTGCCAACGAGACTCCACGGCCGGGACGCGACCGGACACCACGACCGGTTTGATTAACGTCGATCGCTTCGCCAATTGGATGACCGCTCGCATTATTTGGCCGCGCGCCCATCGTGCCGCTATCGGGACCGATGACACCACCGGCCGCTTCATAGTCATTGATGAAGCCCTGAAAATTCTTTGCGTGGCTCGCGGCAACCTTGAACGTCTTGCCGCCCTTAGTCGTGATCGTCGCAAGCCCTTCCTTTTGTATGGCGGTGCCAGCCGGCGCGGTGATGCCACCGCTACCGCCTTTCCCTGCTGCCCCGCCGCCACTTGGCTTAGGCCCATCAGGATCGCCGCCGCCGGGCTTGGCGCCGCCGCCGGTGCTGCCTTCCGGCAGGACGCTGTAGCCGCCGCCGCTGTGCAGACCGCCGCCAGCGCCGCCGCCTGGGCCAAGGCCGCCGCCGCCAGCGCCGCCGCCCTTTTCAGGCGAGAATGACGCATTGGTGAAGCCGTCGCTGAAACCGCCCTTGCCTGGGAGTTGCCCACCGGCGAACCATTCGCGGAACGCGTCGAGCATCCCGATCTTGACGCCTCGCGCGAGCATCTGCTCGGGGCCGCCGCCACCGCCACCACCACCGGTGGTGAACGACACCGGTTGCATGCCGGCGGCTAACTTCTGCGCCGGACTCCAGCCGGAAATATTGGGTATGGTCTGCGATGGTGGTAGCGCGTTCTTTTGCACCTCCTCGCTGCGTTTTTTCTGCGCTTCGTCGTAAGCCTTTTGATCCGCCGAATTGTCGCGGAAACCAAGGTGCCGGCCAACCCAATCGATCGCTTTCATCAGGTTGTTGATATCGGTCATGGTCGATTTGACCGTCTTCATGAAATCGCCGATTACGCCAGTGGCAATCGGGCCGAACGTTTCGCGTATTTCCCAACCGACGCCCTTGATCATAAGCGTCAAATCGCTAAACGCCTTGTGTAGTTGCTTCGCGTTTTCGGTGTCGTAGGGATGCGCTTTTTGAAACGCGTCCAACTCGGCTTGTGCCTCGCGATATTCGGTCAGTTTGACGGTTGCGAGACCGATATCGGCGCCGGCTAGGTGGAAAACCTCGCGCACTTTATCAATGGCAATTTCCGGATGGGCCTCCTTCCATTCCATCAGCAAATCGAGTTGCTGCCTGAGCGTCTTGCCCATCAGGTCTTTGCCGAGCGTTTCGTAGAGCCCGGTGTACGCGTGCTTCCATGCGTTGATCGTATCCGGCCGCATGCGCGTCAGGCGATTCATCTGCTCGCTCATGTTGGCGAGGTTCTGAATCGCTTCTTCCGTATTGGCGCCGGTAAGGCGCTCCATTGTATTCGCCGTCGCTTCGAGAAAGTCGACGGACTGGCCGGACCGCCGCGAGGCATCGCGCAAGACGGTGTATTGAGCGGCGAACGTCTTTAGCTGCGATACCACGCTGGCGATTGCGCCGCCGACTCCCAGCGTTGTGAGACCGAGTTCGGCGAGCGCTGGCGTGAACGCTCCAGACACCTCCAGTCTGGCTTTTTCAATTCCAGAAAACAAACTCTGATAGGACTTCGAATGCCTCTCGACATCCTTACCGCCTTCGCCATGCAGTTGCTTCGCGATTTGGGACGTGTTGCGAAGCGACTTCTGGATGTCCTTGAGCGGGCCGGTGGTTTTATCCAGCAGTTCGGCAACGAGTCTTAACGTCTCCTCTTGGCTCACTGCGATATCCCTTTGGCGGCATATTTATTACCGAGAAACTTTGCCCTCGTTTCCTCCGAGATAACACGACCAAGGCTGTTCTTATTGCCGACATTGGCTATAGCGATCTTTGCGCGTGTCTCAGCCGAAACGATGCGACCTTTCAAGCCATTGCTGATTGATAGAACATGTTCTGCTGATAGCTTCCGTCCAAGGCCTGCGCCGGCTTGTGCCTTTCGCATATTGTCTCGTGCTTGTGCCGTATGTTTGCGCCCGATTTTTGCAGCAGAAATCGCAGCCTTATGTTCATCCGAAAGCTTATGACCGCGAGTTCGCCCTTTTCCAAGGTTGGCCGCTGCTATCTTTCGACGGGACTCCTCTGAATGTATTGTCCCATGCATCCCGCCAGCACAACGATTCCAACCAATGCCAGCTTTCGGTCGTGTATCTTTCTCAAATTTCAAACACTCGTCGCGCGTTCCAGTGAATATAATTGTGACCTTGAAGCCTTTCGGCAAAAGCCCAACTGATCTGTGCTTGCTCAGACGGCTCGGTAGATCACACGTCACACCGACATAACCATCGAGTTCGAGCGAAACGCAGGTTTCGTCAAAAAGCCAATATACGACATTGGTTTCCTGGCTCATGTCAATCGCCGCCCTGTTGCATCAAGCGCTCGTTCGTCAGCCGGTACAGCAAGTTGATTTCCTCGGCCGGTCGATCGAGAAAAATGTACGGGTCGCATTTGTATGTGATCGCGAGATCGATGCTTGCGGTGACAAGATCGTCTACGGCGCCGGAATGAAAAAAGGCGATAGCGTCCAAGCGATACCGAGCAAGTCCCCTGTTGTGAGGCGATCGAGCGACGATGTCGGAACGCCAGACAGGCGCGCGATCATCGCCACCATTTTCGGCATGTCGTGCTCGACCTTTGGCGGCTCGATATGCGGATAGAAGATAACTGGATTGCCGATCCGGATCAGGTCGCCACCGGTCGGCTTGCGCATTTTGATGACGCTGACCTGCTCGCCATAGGCTGGGATCGGCTCCGATAGCGTGTACTCAATGTCGGCCCGCTTTTCCTCGGCCGGGATTTTGTCGTCAGCCATACGTCAACGCCTCACAGTTCTGCGCAGGAAATTCCCTCAAACGTCACGTCGACCTTGCCGTCGTGAGCATCGATGACGAAGGCTGCCGTGACCCACGCATCGGATAGGACATAGGTCCGACCGTTGGCGAGCGCGACCTGCACCGTGCTATCGGTGATCGCCTCAAGAGCGTCGATCGAAAGCAGGTTGCCGATCGAGATGTCGCCCTTGATCGTCGGCACGATCGGCTCCTCGATGTAGCCGTGCACGCTGTCTTGGCCGGCGACGCCGGTGCGTTTGACGGTGCCCGGCGTCACCTGAAACGAGCCGCGCGCCTCGTACTGATTGCCATCGACACGAAGCGAGAGAATCCCGCCGATGCGGTTAACTGTGGCCATGATTCGAAACTCCGGTGATGGGTGAGCGCCAACGCAAAAACCCGCGCCTGATGGGGCGCGGGTTTTGTTGGTCGACGGTGTTGGTGTGAGGGTTAGATCAGGCGAACGTTAGAGAGCTTCGCCGTTTTGCTTCACGCGAATCGATTCGATTTTTTTCGCGGACTTCCGGTCTCTTGCGCCGCTTTCGCGTCGACTCGATCGCTGCTGCTATTCGGCGCTTACGAAACTCTTCATCGCTGTCATATCGCGCCTTGTATCGCAGGGCGCGACACGACTTGCAGATCGCAAGGGTATCGCCCGGACGCTCATTTCTCGAATAGAAATTATCGTTCGGACGCTGTTGCTGGCAACCAGAGCAGACTCTCATTTGCCGACTCGATCGAGTTGGAAATTAAACCAAGACCTGCGGAGGATATTGCAACCGAAATTGTGCCAGAACTTCAAATTGTCTGAGTTGACCAGCGAGTCTTGGCGGCCAGAGCACATTCAACCTGTTCGGATTGTTGTTGTCAATTTCGACGATGAGATTGGCCTTGAAGTTCGCCATGTCGGCGCAGAGGCCGTCATACATCGCGTTGTTATACTCCGACACAAGCTCGCCCTTGATGTCTTTCGGCGTGACCGCCGCTTGGCCCGGTCCGATCTTGGTGCCATCCGGAATCAGTTTGACGCGCGGATATTTCGTCGTGATCGACGCCTTCATTCGCCGCAGCAATTCCTGCAACGTCGCCAAGATGGTCAGCAGCCCGAAAGCCGTGTCACCCTGGCCGTACTGGTTGACCTGATATTGCGTCTGCTCGCGCAAGATCATCGGGGTATGGTCGGGCGCCATCGATTGCACCGCGAGCCCGCTGTTCGTCAGCGCGTTGTTCATCGCTTGGGTGAACCGGAATTGCAGCCGCGCGGGCCTGACTTCCAGCAATTCGAGCGTTTGCAACGGGCGCGCCGGGTCCGCCGAAAACCCGAGTGCACCAACAGCGCAATAAGAACCGGTCCATTCCCAGACTGGAGTCGGGCTATCGTTTTCGACCGCCAGCGTCGACATCACCGGCGAATTTTGCGTGAGGCCCCACGTCAACAGATTGGCGTAGGTGTCGCGATAGGCGTTGAAGATGATGCCGTACTGTTGCCTCGTGAAATTCCATCGGCCGGTCGGACCGAAGCCGTACTCGGTATTCCACGACGACATTGACGCGGTGTCCGTATAGGGCATGCCGAGATAATCGTATTCGAGGGCCTGCACGGCGGAAATCGCGTTGACGAACGAGGGCGAGCCCGCGCCGCCGGTGAATGGCACGATGGTTGTGGCCAGACCGATCGGCGACACCTCGCCACCATAGATGCCTAGATAGTTTTCGATCAGGTTGATGTCGTTGGTGATGAGACCCTTCCACTTGGCGGTCATGTTCACCGCGCCGACAACAGCAACGGCGGTCACCGGCAAATCGGGGTTGGCGGCGATTGCAGCTGCAAGATTGGTCGCGATCACAGAGACCGTGTCCGTGGTCTGGACGATGATCTGCACCTGCTGGCCGGCGATATACACCGTGTAGACGCCAGAGCCTGTCGCCTGCGACGTGAACGTGATGCTGCCGGTTGCGGCGATGCCGGCGCCCGGGTCGGCGATCGGCAAGCACCAAATCTGCTGGGTGGTGTTGCTGTTCCAGAATGATTGATACATCCTCGCAAGCATCGAGCCACGGCCGAACATCTGCTGCGCCAGCGCGACCGAGCCGACAGGGACCGGGACATCGTTCGGTGCAGTGCCCGACGGGAGCTTCTGCCCGACGAGCAGGGCGCGCTGCGACTC